GGGTTACCCGAAGAAAACTCCAACTTCGTAAAATCTGTACCAGACGACCAGTACACGTTGTTATTATTCGTCAACATCACCCTCGGAGCGTCACCGTAAAATGCGTACAGGCGCTCAGGTGCCCAAGTTCCGGACACCGCGGTCGTGTTCAAACGCTGCATGCCGCCACGAGAAAACACACCGCCACGAGGGTCAATCTCCACGTTCAACATGTCAGGCGACTCATTGCGTGCCAACTGAAACTGGTCAGCACGCAAGTTCAACCCGCCAGTGAAATCATCGTAGCGAACAACCGACAAACGAGACATTACGGCTGATAATCCTTCAACGTCGCACCAAGCGTCTGCATCCAACGACGCATCGTCGGATACTTACGACCACCAGACAACAGCATCGGGCGATGTGACGACGGCTTCATCAAATCCCGTCTAGCCATCGCCACACCCTCCTCAAACGAACGCTGATACACCTGCGCCATCTCACCGTCTTCTTGACGCTGGTACACGCGCACAAGCGCGTAATACGCCAACAACACATGCATCAACGGGTCCATGTCAATCTCGGTTGCCGTATTCGACAGCCATGTGTACGAAGGGTTGCGGTAAGCGCGAACCGCCAACGTGTAAACGTTGTCCGGCTTCGGGTACAGGTGAATCTGTCCGTCCCACAAAGCCCAGAAGTACGGGCGGCTGGCAACATCCGTGTTGCCCAGCCAAATCTCCTCAGCATCATCATACGAAATCAACGTAAACCGATTACCAGACATGGACGTATCCACAATGGAAATGATTTCCTTGATATCCCCGATGTTGCTGATTGTGTACGGACGCTGATTGGCGACCGTGTTCACACTGTACGTTTCCTGGTAGTACGGCCAACGGCGTTCCAACACCAGAATCCGCTGGAACCCTTCTTTGATGAAGGTGTCCAGCAGGCTGTTGGGCAGGTCAATGGTGTCCAGGTCCGAAATGTCGCGCACCATTTGGCGGACGTCAGCGAGATTCATTCTCCCTGCTCTTTCATCATGCTACGCAGATGACCGATACAGAAATCGGTTCCCTTGGCTTTTGGACCTTCACAGGTGTCGTTGTCTGCGATACAACGGTTGCGGCCAACGTATGGGCCGCTGGCAGTAGCCGGTTTGGCGCCACGTGAAAACGCCAGTGAGGCGTTTTCTGTGGCTGGACGTCCGTAAAGGGAATGCGCGGGTGTTGCGTTCTTCATCACTTATGACCCTTTTCGTAACGTATTTGCAGGGGTTGGCCTAGCGGAAGGGAAGGGGTGCACTAGACCAACCCCCAGAATTCTGTATTAGTAACCCTTCTTCATCTTTGCCGGCTTTGCAGCGCCAGCAACCTTCTTCTTCGGCGGATACTTGGAAGGCTGCATGGCAGACTTCTTCGGAGCCTTGGCACTAGCGGCGTTAGCCACCTGACGGTACTTCATCGGCATGTTACTTCTTGCCTTTCTTGACTTTAACACGACCGTATTCCATCATCTGCTCCTTGGCAGACTCGGAACGCTCGTGACGTGCATTCATCTTTGACATACCCTTCTTCTTGGGCATTGCCTTCTTCTTAGCAGCCATTACGACCCCTTTGTATCTGAAATAAATGAAAGTCGAAGGCAGGGGGCCGAAGCCCCCCGCCAACAACCATTAGGTATTACTTAACTGCTCCGCCCGAACCCTTGCGGTACAGTTGAATCGCCGTGGACGACGTAACAACGGCAAGGAAAGTTGCCGAAGTGCCATCGAACACCGTCATGAAGCCGCCGCTCGTAATCGTCCAACCAGTGCTGGTCGTAACAACGATTTCGTACGCCGACGCCAGGTTCACAATCGTGAACTCAAACGACGTTCCCACAGCCTCATCCGTCAGGGCAGCCAGAACGGTTGCCGCAGTCGGAAGAGTAAACGTGGTGTCCTCAGTCGGAGTAACGACGAACAACTTGCTGTTCACCAGTTCATCCGCAGTCGGTGCAACCGCGTTGGTGCCGGCAACAGCCGTCACCTTTTCACGTGCCGTGACGTAATCCTCAATACGCTTACGCGAGATTGCGCCATCGGTGCTATTAGCCTTAAGAGGCATGATTTTTCTCCTTATATCCTAGTAGGTGAATCAGGCCGTCTGAGCCGTCAGTTTGCCCTGCTTGGCAGCGTTACGGACCGTAAGGTTTCCGTAGCACATAATCAGAGCGTAACGAGCATCAACATCCTCAGGCTTCACAAACTCGGTCTGAGCAAACCACTTCTGGCTGTGTCCGACGAGCGTGAGATACTTGCTGTTAAGAACGTACATGACGCCCGAATCGCAGTGAACGTCGTACACAACCGGGGCAGCCTTGAACAGCAGGTTCTGGAAACCAGCATCCGCCGTCTTGGTGTCGGTGTAACGAAGGTTCGGCTGCAGCAGCGCCTCATACTTCTCAAACAGGGTCTGGGTCGTGAGAATCATGTCAGGGTGGTCATTGCCAACCGACACGCTGTTGTAGGCGGTCGCCATCTTGGCGAGCGTCAACGCACCAGCGCTGTTGTTCTCATACGAACGCCACCAGGCGTTGGCCGAGTCGCCGCGGTCAATGCCGCCGACGGTTCCCGAAGCCTCAACGAGATTGGCAAGACCGTTCCAGTCCTTGCCACCGTTGCCGGTGCCGTTAGCGAAGAACATCTGGTTGAACGATTCACGCATCGACTCTTCAGCCTGCATAATCTTCGCTTCAAGCAGGTTGATAACTTCCTGCTCGCCGTTGTTCTTCGCCTCTTCGATTCCCGAGATGCTGATGGACGCAGCGAACTGCTTCCACTCGAACTCGGCAGCCGTGATGCCTTCCTGCGGGGTCAGCGCCAGCGAGTCATAACCGCTGTACGAACCAACAGTGCTGTTCTTTCCGTAGATGAGCGGCTCAACAATCTTCGTACCACCATTAAGCATACGGATGCGACCACGGTCCATGAGGAAGTAGGTCAGCGGACGTGCAGTGAACACGTTGTCCGTCAGTTGCGCACGGTAGTTCGCAAGGGTCGTTGAAAGCAGCGCATCAAAGTTGCTGTTACCAGCCATTTGAATTACTCCTTAGTTGAAAGTGTGCTCAGCCTTCAATCTGCCGTTTAGCAGACTCGAAAGCGTCGCGGATGGATTTGATGGGTTTGGAAGAAACGTCAGCCGACTTTGCCGAACCGCCCTTAGAAACAACTGCGGCATCACGCTTGGACTCAACAATCTTCTTCGCTTCCTCAGCCTGCTTAGCAGTAACCTTAGATGCGACCTTAGACTTTTCGTACAAACGGTCAAACGCGATTTGCTTATAGACAGCCTCCAGGTCAGTATTCCCCGTAGCAAGAGCCTTGGAAACTACTTCACTGGCGTCAAAATCTTCGCCGTACTTCCGCGACAGAGACTCAATTCGGGACTCCAATTCACGCACTGCCTTCTCCTGTTCAAATGCCTGAATACGAGACTCCAACTGCCGATACTGCTTCTCCACAGGGTCAACATACAGTTCCTCATCTTCAGAGGGTTGCTGTAATCCAACACCGTAGTGTTCTTGAAGCAATGCCAGAGTGCTTCCCGGGTCGTTCTGCAAAGCCTCTTGCAAAGCCGACGCGAATTGCACCTGTCTCCGTTGCTCAGCCAACTCCTGCGTCTTGCGGGTATAGTCCGCCTGACGCTGGTAGCCGTTGAGCGCCTCAGCAAGCGGAACCTCGATTTCTTCGCCGTCAACAATCAACTTGACGGGCTTGTCAGCGTATTCGTCCCAAGCGAAATACTCTCGCGGTTCCACCTCATCGGTGCCACCTGTGTCCGCGCCTGACTCGACCTGCCCCTCCAGGGGTGTCTCGTCCACGCTCTCAACGGTGGTATCTACATCTGTCATAGAGTCCTCCTTCTGCGGTTGCTCTATCAGATGCAACAATCGTTACATAATCTGTTCGTTAGGCAACTGGGTATTCGCCAAAGGAGCGCCACCTGCCAGCAACTGCGACAGGATTTCGGGCGGAATATTAGACGGCATCGGCAGACCGCCAGTAGGTGGCTGCTCCGCTGCCCCCATACCAGGAGTCATACCCTGAGTCATACCAGGAGTCATACCAGGCATCATCCCCTGGGGTTGCATGCCACCAGGCATGCCACCCAGCATCCCCTGATTCACAAACGACTCCGCCTGCTTCACACCGAACCCATACTGGAGGACGTACACAGCAAGGCGACCCATGTCCACAATCCCGGTCTGTGCGAACGGGGCCATCGCATCCACAATCTGCAAAGCACGCTGACGGCGGAACGACTCATTCAACGGAGTCGTAGACCCACCCTCGACCTCATAGTCAAACTCGCCCTGAATGTAGTCACGGTCAAACGTCAACCACAACGGGGAAGCCTCAGAACCGATGATGCGAACAGCCTGCTCACCCGTCATGTACTGCTGAGCCAGCATCACCAAACGGCGGCCACACTCACCGATACCGCGCTCGATGATGGCCAGTTTGTCCGACGCGCGAGCGTTGGACGCATCCTGCATAATCGCAGCCTCAGTAGCCGTACGACGAATCTCCGGCATCGCACCCTGCTGATACTCCGACACACCCGACACACGAGTAATGTCACCCGAAATCAGTTCAGACTGATTGTAAAACTCAGGCGGGTTAATGACGGCCGGCATCGGGGCAACAACGTTGCCGATACCGTCCTCAGAGATGACAGGCACCATCACGTTGTCCTCATCGGACTCCAAAGCGCTGCGACCGTCAGCATCAAACGCCGACTCCTTATACAACCACTTACGAGAGTACCGTTTACGATGGTTCATCATCTGTGTGCGAGTCTCGTTCAACTCGTGCTGCAACGGCTCGATTGCTTCCAGTTCACCCATCGGATAAAAGAACTCGGGAATTTCGTAGTTGCGCAGCATCACAAACGGATGACCGAACGCAAACGGAATTTCCTTCGGAGACACCAAGAACTTGTCGGAGCCGTCACAGAACACGGCTATCGTGCCGCGCTCAATGTCGTACCACTCCCACACCTCAACGTAAGCGTCTTCCGCCGACTCTGAGCGGCGGGGACGCATACTGTCCAAACCCCACTTCGTATAATGCGACGGTGCCGCCTCAGCACGTGCAGTCGAGTTGTAACGCTTGTCGCGTTTCACATCTTCCAACGGTCGGCGGATTCGTTGCGCAATCCATCGAGCGTCCTCCATCGACGTAGCATCCGGGTCAACGAAAACGTCAAACGGAGATACTCTTTCAACAAAGGGGCGGTCCTCCTTGATAATCAACTGCGACTCTGCAGCAGACTCCGATTCCATACCGGCAACATCATCAGACGAATCAAACGTCTGGGCGGCAACCTGTTCCTCCTCAACATAACGGTACCCCGTCTTCAACCAGCCATGCCCAACAATCATCATGTCCTTTACGGCACGCTTAAACTCCTTTTGACAGTCATAATGACGCCACCAATAATTAACAATCGCCTCAGTAACAATCGCCTTGTCACCATCCTCGGGACGACGCGCATTCACCACAATCTTCGGATGGCTGACAGCCACCGAAGGAACAATAATGTTAATAGTCGCAAACGCGATATTTACCAACAGTTGGTCCTCGCGTGTGTCCGTATGGAAATGCTTTCCACGGTACAGGTCAATCATGCGACCCCACAAGTCATCGCAACGTTCCTCGCGGCGCCAACGCTTGGATTGCTCCAAACGGTTGCGGTAACCCCGCAACAACTCCAGATTAGATTTGCGAGCCATCAGTCATCCTTCCGATTCATATGCCAATCAATATGCTGGTCAATCTTGTCCGACACCTTGTCAACCTTCCTAGCCAAAACCCGCATCAACAACCGTGCCTCAGCATGCTGGTCCGTGTTCTCTTTACGCAACTTGTTCAGCAGTACAACTACCGGCCCCGTGATAAGAGCAACAATAATCGGTACCACCACATTTTCCATGTCACACCCACCGACTCCCTACCGGCTCGGCGTTGTACCCGTTAATCTTCGCATCCCGAACCGTCTTCTCCTGACGCTCCTTAACGGTCGGACCATGAAAGTCCTCCTGCCCGTACGTGAACCCGAGACGGACCGTCTTGACGTGACAGGCGAAACAGACTGCCCCGCGCCTGGGCAATTCCTCGGCCTCAAACGGGCGTCCACACTTCAAACAGTCAAAGTTCTGCATCACCCATAACCCCTTTCGTTACGTACGGACGTTGTACGCGCCAATCGGCACCCGTTTAGGTGCCTCCTCCTTAATCAAATGCTTCTCCCACCACTGTAAAGTGTTCTTCTTGGCTGGCCCCTCAGCCCGATACTCGGGCAACCACACATACTTCAACATCTGATTACAGATGGCCAAAGACATGACACGGTCGTCATGCGGCGACCCATGCATCTTCCCGTTCTCCTGACGCACAAACGTCCGCAACTCGGCCACCGTGTTCTTACACCCCACCCACACCGCTTGGTCACGCAAACCGCCAGCCAACTCGTCAATCGCCAAAGGCTTAGAAACACTGGTAGTGCGCCACCCCAAAGTCTCCGACACCGTCGGATTCCTGTGACCCAACTTCCGCTGCCTAAAAATGTTCTTGTACCCCACGCGCTGCAACCCCTTCAGGGTTGTCAGCCCGTGGTTATTGGACTCGACACCAACCAGTGCCTGATTGTAATACCAACCCAACGCATACAACGTTTCCTCACCAAACAAGTCTGCATCGATGTGTCCGTGCCAATGCGCCACCAAATCCCCTGTGGACGCATTCATGATGTGGGCAGAACTGTAGTCACCGTAGCCCAAGCCTTCGGCAACGTCAGCCCCAATCACATACACCTCGCCCATCTCGGGGAAATCCCAGATGGCTAACTCGCCGCCATCCTCACGGAACTCGTACACATGGGCACCAGGCAACTTGTGTAGGTAGCCACGGTGCGGTTCCACAATCTCCAAACCACGCAAAACATCCAAATCGAACACAGGGCGGCCTGAGCGAATAAACGCCTCATCAGGGTTGGACGGGTACTCTTGCGCCAACTGCCAATCTGGCAGGTCACGCTTCTTTGCCTCATACCAGTCTTTGTCGCGCTCACCAGCGGACCACGGAAAGAAGATGCCACTAAAGCGATTCATGCCTGTCTGCGACCCGACCCACAGTTGGTGGAAGATGTTGCCTTCACCGTTTGCCGTAGACAGGCAGATGACACGTCCACCAACGTCAGCAATCGGCTCAATCGATGCCCACGCTTCATCAGGGTTTGGCAAAAACGCCATCTCGTCAATGACGACGCGGTACACGGATTCGCCTCGGGCTGGGTCATTGCCGCTAGGCAAAGACTCAATCGAAGACTCGTTAGCAAACACCATTTTCAGTTGGTTGTCTGAGACAAGTTCTGGGCCGCGAACCTTCATCCACTGCGGCAACATCTTGTACCCATACTTAGCCTTCAACAACAGTTTGGCTGCTTCGCGCTCTGTGCGCGACAGCATGACCACAAACCTGTCCGGCCTGAAGAATGTTTCCCAGAACACGAACGCGGCAGCCAAAGTGGAGAACCCAATCTGGCGTGCCTTTAACACAATCGTGTAGCGGTTCTCAATCCACGAAACAGCGGTTTCCATCTGTGCTTCACGCAGCACAAACTTGATACGCCCACGTTCAGGGTGGCGAATCAACCAATGGTTCTCACAGAAGTATGCGAACGCTTCCGCAAGTTCCTCGACGGTCCCGTTGTCCGGGCCTCGGCACTTCCTCCACTCCTTCTCGTTAAGGAGTTCCCCCAGGTCCATGTTTACTCTGTGTCCGCACCCCGACCGAAAGCGGTGTCCTTCGGGTTAATCCAACGCAACACCGGCGGAATCAACGCTGCAATAAATGCTTTGGCAACATCATCCCACGTCCAGTCCAACGTCGCCATCACGGCGACAACAGCAGCAATAGCAGACCGCAAATAGGACTTCAGGGCTTCGATATGTTCTGGCTTAATGCGCTTCATACCAATAGCGGAAATCGTTCCCTAGCGGAATTTGGGTCCGATGCACCAAGCAACGAGTGATTTGCGAACCCCAGACGTAACTGTTTTTACGCCGTGAATCATGAATGAGGGGAACACAATCAAAGTCCCTGACCGCATTTCTGGCATTACTGGTTCCTCTGGGTCGCCAGTAATAATTTGGAATTCTCCGCCAGTGAAATCATTATTCAGCAGGAGCGACGCAGATAACTTGCGTAGTGCACTTTCATCTGGTGCTTCTTGCCCGAAAGAAATGTCTGAATGAAATTTGTATTTGCCGCTTGACTCGGATTCGTATGTTGAATACTGCAATGCGTCATAACCATAAAGTTCATAGCCGTAAAACTGCTCGTTCAGGAGTTGGATTTCAAGGGCGATTCGGTCCCAGAACCATGCGGTGTCTTCATTACGGACAACCCAAGAAATGTCAGATGACCTGATTGAAGTATCGCGTTCCTTATTTTTCCCAACGAGACCTGGTTCGCTATTCAGCGATAAACACAGGTTGCCTATCTGTGCTAGTTCTGACTCCGTAAACACTCCGTGCTTGTAGCACCACGGATAAGTAACGACAGACCTATTTCTGACGTTTGTGACAAGCACAACGCTACCCCTTCCCTTGCTTGTGTTTTAGTCTACGTTCGGTTCAACCCAACCCAGTGATGACTCATCCCAAATATAATACTTCCCATCAGTTGGCATCGGGATGGGTGCCTCCCACCAACATGTTGCATCATTCAGAATCCAGGAATCGAAAGGCTTCGGGGGGATAAACGCGTCTCGGTCAGCGTCATAAATAAAACCAACCCCTGCATAATTTTTTCGGAATGGTTCTCCGCCGAATAGATGCACACCCTTGGTGGTGTTGTACGAAGTGCGCAAACAACGCATACCTCGGAAGTTGCCGTAATGGTCTTCCCAATCGGAGATGCCATTGACAATTTCGGTTTCATCGCGCCCGGTGATGACTTCCACGACAACATTGTTGCTATCCAGAAATGCGTAATGTGCCATCAGAAAGTCACCGACCCAGTGCCAGCGGTGAACGTGTAAATTCTGCGACCGCTACTTGTCGTTGTGGTGTAGGTCAAGCCAGCGTCAATAGACGCCGCCTGCCCTTCGCCTTCAAGATAACTAATGACGACAATTCCGCTTCCGCCAGAACCACCATTGACGTTGGGATAGCCGCCACCACCGCCCCCACCACCAGTGTTTGCGCTTCCTGATGTGCCAGCGGGACCAGCACCAGTTCCTCCATTGCCACCGCCACCAGAACCTCCGCCGCCAGCAGTAGCGCCTCCGTTTTGGACACCGCCACCACCGCCACCAGCGCGAATCACAGCGGTGCCAGTAATCGCAGATGAAACACCAGCGCCGCCACCGCCAGCAGTTCCGTTGCCGCCGCTGCCAGCAGGGTTTCTTGCCCCGCCCGTTCCACTGGCTCCACCTCCGCCACCGCCAAGAAAGCAGAACGGTGGGTTGTTATTGCCTCGACCACCGATACCACCGTTTTTGCCTTGGTTTGCAGTCCCAGTTCCAGCAGGACTACCACCGAAACCACCGCCACCACCAGAGCCGCCGTTTCCGCTACCGCCAGCACCGCCACCAGCGCTAGTAATGGTGTAAAACACGCTGTCATTGCCAGTGCCGCCAGAGTAAGTGCCTCCCGCGCCTACAGTCACAGTGATTGATTGACCGCGAGGAATTTCGATTACTGCTTCAGCGGAAGCATCACCGCCTGAAGTTTCGCCAGGGACGGAAACACGGTAACCGCCAGCGCCGCCGCCGCCTTCGGCGCCACCGCCCACGCCACCAGCGCCACCGCCAGCGACAACAAGATAGCGAACATCGGGGATTGGCGGGAGCACTCCTCGCCAATTCGTATCTACTTGACCAGTCCCAGTGCGCCGCGAACGCGGACGCAACTGGGCACCAACCTGCTTCGGACCCTGAACGTTAACCTCTAACCTAGGCATCCCAACCCGCCTTACGCGATTTCGTTAACGTAACCCGCAATGCTGATAACGTTGGTGGTGGCAGCAAACGCGCGAACAACAAGCGCCGAAGCGTTGCCCTGCAACACAAGACCCGGAACAATCAGATACAAACCGTTTTCCGCCTTGACCGTAAACTCAATAAGGTCATCAGGCGAAGCGGTCCCACCAAACTCAATCGTCAACTTGCGGTCAGTCGTATCCGAGTTTACCGCATACAGCCAAACCTCATGAAAATGTCCCGTGTTTGTCGGACCGGTATGAATCGTCGTGCCAGGGGTTGCCGTAGCGGCGACTTTAATCATTTTGCCGTCAGTGGACCCCGAAAGGTGATTCTTTGTAAAAGTTGCCATACCTACTCCTAGTGGAAATCGTTACCTATGAGAAAATTGCGTTAGCCAAAATGTTCTGGTCGTCTTCCCAGGTGATGGTGGGTGCCGGGACCGCAGCCCACTTAACGCCAGCCGTCTCACCTGAATCAACCGTCAAAACATGACCGTTAGTCACACCCACCGCCAAACGGGCGGGGGTGTTATCCGCCGTAGCAACAATCAGGTCGCCCTTGGCATCAACAATGCTGGAAGCAATCTTGGCATCCAACTGTGTCTGAATGGCAGATGTGACATTGTCCAGATATCCAATTTCGGTAGAAGTCACGTTGCCGATACTGGTTGACGACGGCAGAACGACTGTTCCTGTAAAGGTGGGGCTGGCCAGTGGGGCAAGTCCTGCCTTGACGTTTGCGGCAGTAATCTTTTTCGTAATCGGAGTGCCAGCAACGTCATCAACGACTGCGAACAGGTCCGCGTCGTCCAGTGTCGTTAAAGCGGTTAGGGCGGTAATCTTTTTGTCAGCCATTGCCTGCCTCTAGGAGAATGAACCCTCCATCTTCTAGGAGCAAATCGTTACCATCTTCCAACTCCAAGTTAGACACCGCATAATCAGGGTCATTCCAGAATGTGTACGCCAAATCACCAAGCGTCGTACCATCCGTACCCAAATCCTTGTAATAATCCCAACCACGAGTATCACGGAAGTTAAACCCGTTGTCCAGCCCGTACTGGTACATCATGTCACCGAGCGTAGACAGCGACGGGTACAGGGCCTTCAAAGCCACGTACATCGCATCATTCGTAGGAGCGCTCATCAAACCACCTTTAGATGGCGAGCGTCCTTCTCACGCTTCGCCATCGCAGAAATCAACTCATCCAAATCTGTGTCCGACAACTCAGCCACCTTCTTCTCCTGCTGAACCGTCACCGTAGGCGGAGCCATACGGTTCGTCGCCTGCAAATACAACTGGGCAGACTTCGTATCCCCCTCCAAAGCCTTCTTGTACAAAGTATCCAACAACGTTTGTGTACGCTCAGGCGACCCCTGGAAATCATCCACCTGCCGCTTCCACGCCTCACGAAAAGCCGGACGCTTCTCCCAACGACGCAACGTCGTCACATCCACACCCAACACATTAGCCATCGCATTCTTCGTGGCAGGGTCCCGCTCCGAAGGAGCAGTACAGAGCCAGTCCATGTACCGCTGTTGCGGGGCTGTGAGGGTGACGTCTTCTTGTGAAATCATCTAAAGACTGTCCTGTTCGTTACGTCACGCTCCGTGGTCGCGTGACTACTGTGAGCGTGTAACGTTTGGGGGGGATAATAGGGGGGGTCCGAGAGAACTAGAAAAAGCAAGACGCCGCATCCACCCACAGGGTGGTGCGGCTAAGGCGTACACAGGAGCAACCGTATGGGTAAGGGTAAAACCAAAGTTGAAAAGGTGATGGGTGAATACAAGCGGGGCACCCTGCATTCAGGCAAGGGTGGCCCCGTAGTCAAGTCACGCAAACAAGCCGTGGCAATCGCCATGTCTGAGGCTGGCATGTCCAAGCCCAAGAAAAAGAAGAAGCGCCGTGGCTAAAGCATTCTGGAACACACCCAACCCCAAAAAAAAATCCAAACCCCTAACCCCAGCCCAAAAGGCAGCGGCCAAGAAACGGGCCGCCAAAGCAGGACGCCCCTACCCCAACCTCGTAGACAACGCCGCAGCAGCAAAGAGCCGCCGTGCCAAAGCGTGACCCCCGCCTAGCACGAGCCGGAGTTAGCGGCTACAACAAACCCAAACGCACTCCCGGCCACCCCACCAAATCACACATCGTCGTAGCCCGTTCAGGCGGCCAAGTCAAAACCATCCGCTTTGGACAGCAAGGCGTACGCACCAACCAAACAGCAGGCCAACGCGAAGCCTTTAAATCACGCCACGCCAAGAACATTAGCCGCGGACCAATGTCCGCCGCGTACTGGGCAGACAAAGTAAAATGGTCCCCCAGCAAAACCAAATCCCCATCAAAAAAATGGGTTAAAGGGTCCTAACAAAAACACCCCCACCCCTATCCGGACCCCACTCTAAGTGGTGCCCTCGCCACACGGCAGAGCCATCCATACTTAATTGACGGGCGGCGCCCCCCCAGCCCCCCCGGGGGC